CAGGGATAGCAATAGTCGTTGTTTTACCAGAACCTACAGCGGTAGTTACTAAGAAGTCAAAATACGCGCCTTCTGTTGCAGTAGCTGAAGCAGGTAAAGTAATAACATTATCTAAAGTACCGTGAATTAGTACAATAGCACCGGAATCAGATATAGATAGAGTATCGGAGACTGCCGCTGTGGCTTCCCAAGTTTTTACTACAGAGCGTTTAGCTTTAAGGGTTCCGCCAATAGAAGCGTTGTTGCCATAAGTAGAGTTGGTAGTAAAAGCACCGGTCGCGCCTTTGGTTACATCGGTAAATCCGTTTTCAGAACGGACCGCACCAGAAAAAGTTGTGTTAGCCATGAGTGTTTCTCCTGTCTTGGCAAATGTCAGTCAAAAAAAACGACTGTCAGGGTTTGTGTTCAATTTTACTATACCGCAAAAAAGAAAGGGCGGCAAGTGCCGCCCTTCCATAACAACATAGGCTTACGCCGCGCCGGGAGTACCGAACACAGAGCGCCAATCAGATACGCCGAAGCTGTATCTTTCACGGGCTTTAAAGCGCATATTGCCGGTGTCAAAGTCTCCTTCCATTGCCGTCTTAATAGGCGAACGGTTGAAGTATTTGAAGCCGTTTGGAGCATCAGTCTTGATAAAGTATGCATCTGAATCAGTTAGGAAGTGGTTAACCACTGCGCCTTCCGGCAACATTCCCATGTTCTTCATTGCATTATTATCATTGTCTGCGGTACCACTGCGGAGGTTAGAGTTGATTACTCGCTCTGCAATAAATTGCAGTTCTTTCGGAATAATCAGCTTCATGCCACGTACAGCGATCTTCAGACCACGCTCGTCAGTCAGACCAGCAATGTCAATCAGCATTTGCTCAAGAGAAGTCTCGTTGAGGTCAGCCGGAGTAGCCAGAAGATTAGTCTGGTTACCTGACAAAGATGGGTGAGCAGCAGAACACAGGGCCGCACCGTCGCCAATCGCACTAGAACCTGTCGAGAACGCATTGTTCAAGATAGAAGCCGCTTTGATTTGCTTGGTTTGAGCCATGGAACGTGCCAGAGCTTTGGTATAGCGTGATGCTAGTCGATCATAAAGATTATCTTCAATCGCTTCTTCAGTAATAGAGAAAGCAAGTGCGATAGTCTCGTGAGAGTAACGTGCAGTGTAAGTCTCTTGTGCATCGTCAAAGCTGACGTTTCCGCCTTCATTTTTAACGGGTGCAGTTGAGAAACCACCGAGCATTACTTCTTCTTCAAAAGCACGGTCGGAAGACTCTTCTTCAAAAATCTCCGAATGCTCGTTTTCGTAACGGTCGTATTCCAAGCCGAACAAGGCATTAAGGCCGGGTTCAAGCTCTTTCGCTAATTGTGCGCGAGAAATAGCCATGGTATATCCCCCTTAAATGCCTGTTGATGTCGCATTAGTCTGCGAATCAAAACGGCTAGTAGGTGAGTTGAAATGAGCATTGATGCGAACAAGCATCGGCAGACCAGCCGCAGTAACGTCTTCGTTACCCGCATCGTCCATAATACCCACAATTCTTAACGGCAGGGTAGCCGTAGTTGCAATGGTGCTTACACCCAACTGAGAGTTGGAAGACCCTGTGTTTGTTGAACCCGTTCTAGCAGACGTTCCCAGACTAGCATTAGCAAATACAGCCGCTTGTGCAGTGGCTACATCTGTTAGTGTTGCGTCTGAAGACACCTTAAAGATTTGCATTGGGTCATCCGCAACAAAAGCTTTAACTTTGTGGTTAGTATCTACACTCACAGAGTTAGAACCGGGCCAGTAGTTAAGAAAGGTCGGCTTCTTTGTTACGCTATCAACATATTCTACGCCCATCAGTACACCTAATGCTTGTGTAGTTCCACCATCAGTAGCACCAGCGAAGGTGATAACACCTGCGGCTAAAGGTACAACTATTCCATACTGGAAAATAGCATTAGTGTTGTCGCTTGCGATTTCATACTGGGTTACACCAGTAGAGTTAGCACCGCTTCCGACTAGACCAACAGGGCGAAGACCATAGGCAGTATTTGAATTTGCCATAAAAGTATTCTCCTAAAAGTAAACGGCTATCACTTTCGTGAGCCGCCAAAAGTTACACGAGATTGACGATCCGGTTTTGAAATCGCCATGGATGAATGTGCGTTCTCTCGCAACATATCTGAATCAACTGCTTCCATCTGATCGCGGTTTCTGCCATTAAAGTAGGCAGTTCGCTCGGCAACAGTTTCTACGGGGATACGTGCAAGAAGTAGTCCGCCTACTCCAAAAACACCTTCGTATTTACCTGTATCAACAACGGGGGACTCGAAATCGGGGTATTCGTCCTTACGGACCAACTCCCAACCTTCCCTCATTTTAGCACTGACGTTCTTGCTATCGTTAAATCCTCTGGTTTCAGCACGAATCCAACGATGCTTAAATCCGTCAGGGGCAGGTGGTGCCTCTAACATTGACGGGGGAGCCCAAGGCTTACGCACCGCCTTTTTGCCCCTTTCTGTACTAGCGCGAGAAGCCCTTTTGATGGGTGCATCAAACTTTTCTGTATTATCACTCATTTTATGTCTCCTTCACGTATTTCGCGTATTCTTCAAGCGGCACACCCAATTTTTTTGCTATTGCAATTTGGCTCGGGGTGAGTCGAACCTGTCTTTTCCCACTGCGCCCTGTAGTTTGTCTAGAAGCAGATGCCACCGTCTGGGCGTTACGGTTTCTCTGTTTACCAAATTTATGAGGGAATTCTCCCTTAATTCTTTGATCTAATTCAGTATAGTACTCATCTGACTTAGGGTCAAACTGTTCTTCTTCAACAAGTCGCTTGTGAATTCCAAACGCGGCATAAGTCATAGCCTCGTCTTGACCAAACCAATCGTTCTTTGCCGCCCAATCTTCCGCCTTTGGGTCAGGACGTTTAGGTTGAGGCTGCTGTTGCGGCATAGGCGCTTGCAGTTGAGCCTGTTGTTGCGCGGCAACTTGACGTTGATAACGCTCTTGCTGAATACGAGCCTGTTGAGCCCGGTCATTTTCTATCGCTAAACCTGTTAAAGCTTTCTGAGCTTCAACTGCGGCTCTAGTATCACCGATCTCCATAGCACGAGATAAGGCTTCTTCTGCCGCGGCAGATTGAGAGTTAACACGTGTAGAGTACTCATTAACGTACTGAGTGTCTAAGTTAGACATCCTAGTCTTTATAGTGTCTGCTTCTTCTTTAACTTTTTTAGCGTAACTAAGGGCCTCGTTTTCACGCCGCTCCGCCTCACGCATTTTCTTAGTAAGTCGATCTATACGCTTTTGCGTAGAAGTGTCGGCTTTCTGAAACTGGTCTTCGCTAGATTCGGTGTTGTCTTCGGTACCATCCTCAACGCTTACTTCAATTTCTACGTCTTCTACCTCAGATACATCTAGCTCTACTGTATTTTCTTTACTCATATTCTACTCCTTAAAAATGCAATACGTCTTCGGGGCTGAGAATTTTAGCTAAAACTTCGTCATCGTTAAGAATCCGAACTTCGCCCCCATCAATAGAAAAACGTGATCCGGCATAACGTGCAAACATTACCCAATCTTTTTCTTCACACCACGGACCTGTAGGGAATTTCTCGGGGTCTTTGTAGGCGAGAGGACCAACCTTTAAAACGTAGCCGACTTGCGTCGAAACGTGCTGTTGCTCCATCATTTGATCAGGTAGATAGATTCCACCCTCAGTTTGACCTTTGCCACGGTATGGAAGAATTAATATTCTCCAGCCAGTAGGTGAAGGCAATCTTTCTAAAAGGCTTTCGCCAATGTTTTCTGGTCGCAAAAAAGGTTTTTCTGCGTAAGCATCTTGAAGGGTTTCTGCATCTTTCGGGGTTTCTGCATCTTTTGTAACAGCCTCGGTTGCCTGTTCTTTTTCCGATTCTAACTGGAAAGCGGCACTCGGGGCGGCTGAAAGATCAATTTTTGAATCAGTCATTACTGCGCTCCTGTTTGTCTAGCAGGTGTTTTAGTTCCTGTTCCACGTGATTGAGGGATTCCATGTTTCCCATAAGCTCACGATATTGCTCCATCGACTTAACATTGCCATACATCATTAAATCTACAATGCCTTGCCTTCTATCCCTAATGATCCGGAATACTGCTTCCGCGGTATGTATCTCATCCATTCTTATATGCCCGCATATTGTCTGTTAAAGTAGTAGTTTATCCTAGCATATCTTATACAGGCGGGGCTACCAACTTTTTAAATATGTGACCACTCTTTTCCTAACCACAGTAAGGCTTCCGCCTCTCTTCGACGAATAAGTCCGTCTAGGACATTACCGCCCGCTTTATTCCATCGTTTTAATTGATGAGGGACATCCGCAAAATCACCAGAATTAAGCCTAGTCCGCAAAGTGCTTTCCCGTAAGTTGTTTGGACCGAGATTGAATGTCCAAGCCACAAGCGCATCGAACTGGTTTTGATCCAGAACTGGGTCAATATATTTAAGTACATATCCTTCAAATTCATTTAAATCCTCCTTTAACAAGTCGTCTGCCGACTCCTGTGTTATTTTATCGCCAGAAACAACTCCCGCAGTGTGCCCGTAGCCTATAGTCCAAACCGCGGCACTGCACTGGTATGCTTCTAGCTTGCATCCTTCAAACTTTTTTATTAACGCAGTACCTTCTCCGCTAGTTTTCACCTTACTTCTCCCTTGATACTTTCTGAATCTTTTCAACGGTACGCATACCGCCAAGACCGAGCATACCTAAAAGCACAGGCATCATCTCAGACATCTGTAACAGAGGTATGGCTATGTCACTACCGGCTAATGCCAAACCAAAATTGCCCATAGGGATCAGGATGTAGTTTGAGGCCATGCCGATTACAGTCACCCATCCCACGGCTGGTCGCCATCCAGCTACAAACATAGATTTTGAGGCCGCTTCGACCTTATTGACCTCTAACTGTCCCTTGGCGAGTTCTTGAGCATGGCGCTCGGACATGGTGGCTATCTCGTGTGCCAAGGCGTTTTTGGTATCTTTGTCTTCGATAAACTTGTCGAGTAAGCCAGATACTGGCCCTATAAGTGCTTGCAACATAGTTACTTCCTCGTCATATAGGCAGTCGCGCCAAAAAACATTCCGATCACACTGGCCTGAGACAGAAACAGCATGTCACTTAATGAAGCTATAGTAGATAATCTTGATTCGGGAATGAAAGGCATTATAGGAAGCAGGGCATAGACGCACATACTAACCATAGCGACCCACGCCATCTTTCTTTGTGAGTCTGCCTTCTCTTCCCTGATAGTCTGATCAGCCATCTCCGTGTGACGAGCAATTTCCTCGTCAGTGACGATGCCATCGTTATCTAAGTCAAACTCAGAGTACTTGCTTTCTTTCTCTAGTCTTTTCGGTGTCATTGTCTGTCAAACACCTTAATAACTTCCATAGCGTACCAGCCCCCTGCGCCAAGGACGGCAAGGAACAATACCCCAAGAATGTTCTTTATCATTTCATCTCGTTTGGTTATAGCCCTGTTCTTGGCTAAACGAGCCTTCTCGCGGCGCTGTTTGTCATCCATAAGGGATTTGTGCTGAATGGCAAGCATGTCTCGCCAGACCTCTCGCGGAGTGCATTTCTTTAGTTCTTTTTCTTTCTGACGGATATCCTGCTTAACCCAAGCAAGCTCAAGAGCCTCCTCCTGAGTAATGATATGGTTACCTTCTTTGACATCTGTTTCGATCTGCTCTACAGCGGCCTTGCTTTTTGTTAAGCCGTCAAAAACCCCCGACAGCCCCGTTAAGTGACTCCCGCTTTCCTTGACAGTAGATATCCCATCGTTAAGCGCCTTGAGTATCCCTACTACGGCGGAAATTTCTGCGATCATTCAAACTCCTACGCAGGCATCCACTTAAACAAAGCTATCGCGCTTATAATAAACGGATACATGCTAAACATTATCAACTCAAGCCTATCAAACCTTTTGGTTCCAGACTCTAAACGCTTTTCTATGTTTTCGTACCTAATACTGCATTCTTTTTCATGCGATTCAAGTTTCGCAATGGTGTCTTTTACTGTAGCCAACTTTACCCTCCACCAAACAAATTGTTTGACACAGGTTGTTGTACTGGTTGCTCTACGGGTTCTACAGGTTGAGCTACCTCGGGCTGTTGTACAAAAGACCCTATTCCACCTTGAAAAGGATTGGCCTGCACCGGAGGTGCTACCGGAGTAGCAAAAGGGCTTACCGGCGGAGGTGCCATTGCGTTGACAGGCTGGACAGACGCTTTAGGCGGCTGATACTGAAACCCAGTACCGTCATCTTGCATTTGACCCGTTTTATCTACTTCCCAACCCTCGGGCATGTCGTAGTTGCCACCATTAGACGCAGTCCATTTATCGCCTGTTTTAGGGTTAATGTAGCTAACCAACTGCTGTGTAACCATCCCTGTTGACGTAGATTTAAACCCGGGAGGCATATTGTCATCACCATACCCATAATCGATGGAGCTAGGCTGAGTCAAGAAAGGGTTCGCCTGTGGTGCAACCGGAGAAATAGGTGTTCCACCCGGGTTAGTAGCGTACTCGGGGAAAACGGGGTCATAAACCGGGGGAACGTAAGGCTCGGGGGCTTTTGGCACAGAACCAGTATCTTTTGGTGCGTTAGGGTCTTGAAACCGTAGCCCATATTGAGACATTGGATTGATGTTTTTGGGATCATTAGGGCGAGTAGCAGAGTACTGCCTAAGTGGGTCTAGGTTGCTGGTATCCATATTGCGAATAGCCGCACCCATTTGATCATCCACTTTGCCCGTTTCAGGGTCAATTGTCCTACCAAACTCATCGTAAAGCGCACGACCTTCACTGTCGTAAAAACCGTAATCTTCGCCGTCGGGACCAACTGGGGCAAACCTAGCGTCTGCGCCATATCCCGTACCCGGTATTTTTTGACCGGGATTTAATAAAGTTCCTGCACCCGTTTCAGGATCGGTGTAATTAAATACCCCTTGTCCCGAACCATCCGTAGCGGGTTGCCAAGATAAGGAGGTGGTTGACTGACCTTCTGAGTAGCTATTGTAAAAATAGCCGTCAGGTACTCCGTCTCCGTCCGAGTCCAAATCGAACATGGGCCCGCCAGTACCCTGATTACCGACTAATTGACCGTCAGAGGTGTAAACGGCCTTACCATCTTGACCTACAAATAAAGAGCCTAATCCCGAACTTACCTGTGAAGTAGGGTCGGCAGTGCCAGTAGTTCCAGTAGTTCCAGTAGTTCCAGTAGTTCCAGTAGTGCCTGTACGACCGTCATCTACGTTACCGACTGCGGGGGGAATACCGTCCGGGTTATTGCTACCGCCACCCGCCGTACCAGCCCTTTCTCTAAACCACGCCGTTTGCTCGGCATCGGTCATTTCGTCCCAGTTAGGTGGGAAATTAGGAAGGCTAGACAAGTCTATGTTAAACACTTTACTTACAACCCATGTAGCCGCCGCCCTTAACAGCGGCACCCATGCCGCGAGCAGTCATGCGAGTCATAGTAGTAGGTATCTTTACTTCAGCAGTCTTGCCATAAGGAATACGGCCTTGACCCTTAATATCAGCGTAAGTAGTGGCCTTTGGAGCCGCCTTCGGAGTGTTAGTTACAATGCTTACTTTAGATTTCATGTTATTGCCCCTGCTGTTTAATAAATTCGCGCTCTCTTGCGGCATCAATACGAGCCGTTGTCTGCGCTTTTTGTGCCTCAATCCTTTCGCCAAACTGGCGGTTACGCATCTCAAGCGCCTGCGCGTCGAGTTGGACCTTGGTCTGATCAATCTGTGCGTCAGCCTGTTCAGACTGAGCTTTAAGTTCTAGCTCCTGTTGCTTCAGTGCAATCAATGGGTCCGGACCTTGCTCTTGTCCGCCTGTTGCTATCTGCTCAGACAGTTGCTTGAGTTGTTGCATACCTTCCGCAATGTATTGTGCTGTCATGGCTTCCATCTCCAACATCTCCTCCGGAGTAGCTGGCGCGCCTTGATTGCCCATAACCTTCTGCATGTAAGCTACCGAAGCCTGCTCTTTAGCCGCAATCTGGATATGCTCCATTACGTGTTTCTGCAATGTTATCGCAACTGGAGGCAATTGACCAACCATAGGCGTATTACCAAATACCAAGTGAGCCATAATGTGGGCCTGATGGTCCTGACCTTCAAAAGCCTGTAACTCCAACATATCAAGAGCGTTAATGTTCTCTTGTGCAGGGTCCATGGGCCGTGGGTCGGGAGTAGCCTTCATAATCCGATCTAAATCAGTCACGCCCATCGCTTCATACATGTCACGATAAACTTCGTGCAAGTTATGTAGCTCTGGTGCCGCAGTAGCAAGCTGTAGCTTACTCTGAGCAAGAGCAATGCGTTGCGCCTGACTAAAGATGTTCGGGTTACTTACCGGTATGATATCGACCCGCGAATCAAAGTCCGTAGCCATAACGGTGCCGTCAGCACCTGCAACCTCAAATGGATACTCCGCTGGGAGACTCTCACCCATAACTCGGGCCAGAATCTTAAACTCAACACGCATGGCATAATGCAGACGCTTATGCACCGCACTCATTACACGCGAGCCCTGCTCAAGCATCGCTATTGTAGTTCCAACTGCCGCCTGCTGATTACCGTCGCCCACCTTCATATCGGTGATAGTAGCGAACCGCTGACCGGCCTGAACAACAAAACCTAACAATTGATACAGCGTCTGATCCGGTCCCTTAAACGGTAACGGCATCAAGCTGTCTCGGATCGCACCACCGGGTGCATCAACATCCCTAAACTCACCGGGCTGTAGAGGCTCATCGTCGTCCCTGATCCGTAGGCCGCGGGCCTTGAATCCTGCTGGGAGGTTAGACAGAGTACCGGCATCGATAAGCTGACGTAGTGCAGAAGTAGCTGTGCGAGACAAACCACCAATAGTGTGGATCAAACCAAGGCCGTAGAAACCAAAACCGGGCAAGAACTTGTAATGAACAAAATATTGTATCTTCTTCTTTAACTCGTCATCTTCTCGGTAGTTTCTACGTATAGATAGTATCTGTCCGTTATCTTGGGAAATAGTAACCAGATAAGGAACCTTAATGCCGATAGGCTCACCGTCATCGTCTAATTCTTCGTAGCCCTCAATCTCTAAGTCAGCATGTACTTCTAAAAGAGTGCAATCGTAATCAATGTTAGACGGCTCAAGACCATCCAAATAGTTGATTTCTTTACGTACAGAATCTAACTCGCCCTGTGAAGGCAAGACATCTATATCCAAATACTGACCGGCATACTGCTTCTTACGCAGATCATTCAACGACATGCGTACAACTTGAGTAATGTTAGGACAGGTGTCTAAATCAGAAGTCTCATAAGGAACCACGAGATTCTCAGCAGGGATAAACTTACTTACCGCACGGCCCAGAGTCTCATCGTAATAAACCTTCTTAAAGGTACTTCCGGCCAAGGGCAGATAAAACAACATCTGGTCCATATCCGGGGTGTAATCTTCCATTACATTCGTAATGTAGTAATTCATAAAGGTCTGAACACGCTGCGCCTGATCTTTCTTAGCACGTGTGTCCTTACCCAAGGAAACTGTTTTGACGGGACCAGTAGCAGGTAGAAGCTCGTTAAAGGCTTGCGCTTGGAATTGTGTAGCGGCCTCGGCTAATAGTGGGTGAGTCACGCCCGACGCGCCACGGAACGGTTGCTCGCGCTCCTCGTAGTTGAATCCAAGCAACTCTAGGCCATTGGCGTAAGTCTCTTCCCAGTCCTGACGGCTGGCTTTGTTAGCATCAAACTGATCTAGAAGCTCGCTGGCAATAGCGGCAAGCTCGCGGTCCGGCATCTCTTCCGCTAAGTTAGCGTAGAAGTCATCACTAGAGCCGCGCTCGTCCTGCGGATCAAAATCTATTGTGACACCACCGTCGTCTTCCTGAATAATCTCTATCTCAGGGGAACCTTCAATGTCGGAGTTTCGGACTAGGGGCTCACCCAAATCCATAATCTCTAACTGCACTTCCGCATCTAAATCATCTGGATCAATCTGAGATGGAATATTGTTATCCATCAAAGAACCTACACCTTTTATTTCATTAGCCATCTATTATTCCTCCGAAGAACGGCCCATTATAGCGTCTAATTGCTCTAATATCTCCGGTTCAATGTCGGAGGCATCTCTTTCTGATTTTACAGGAAGTCCGGCCTGACGCATAATTTTAGCGGTAGCCGCGTTTTTCCTGCTGTTTTCAGGGGCCGTGGGCCGTGGTCTGTTCATAATTTCACCTATTCCATCCTCAGATGTTCCACGTGGAACATTCTTTTGTTCTATGTTTAAGCTCTTTAGACCTTGATTCATAAGTCTTTGTCGATCTCCCGTATAACCCTCACCCTCCTCTTCGAAGGCTCTAAGGTCAAGAAATCGCTCCATTATCTCTTCTTCAGTGATTTGTGGAACATTGCGTTGATACTCCACAAGGTCTGGGTTAGCCTCGGCATAATCCCGGTTGATCAATGTCCTCGGCTCGGCGGTACGCATGAGCTTATACTTTGAAATCTCGTCTGGGTTAGCCGTGGAATCCATAAAGTAATCGCTGTCATAATCATCTTCTGTGAGTAGCTCCGCTCGACGCTTACCAAAAATGCTGTCGGTAACACGCATTTCATAAAGGTCGTCTAAAAGCTCTTGCTTAGTAGGCGTGTCTTCTAAACCAAAAAAGTCTGCTATACCTCCTTTAGCGGTGTCCAACATGCTCGGACCTTCCCCATTAGCTAAGTTAGCTAATTCCCGCTTCACATCTCTGTCAGGTCCGCGGATGCCTTTATCAAACTCTTCAAAAACCATTTGAGAAGCGACCGACTTGTTAGCGGGCAGACCACCACTTTTGTAGGGACGCTCGGTGATATCCAGTAATACGTTTTTTTCTAATCCGGAAGGTAGCTCGGCATCTTCGCCCCTTTGCAATTTTTCATACTTCTGATAGTTGGAAAAAGTAAAATAGCCTGTCTCAGGGTCTTCCAACAATTCCTTACGGTATTTTCCCGCATAGACCATCAACGCTTGTTTATACTCTAAGGGCGTTTGAGCGTTTATAACGGACATTGTGTAGATGGGCTTTTCTTCTCTTATCCCAGAGCGGTGGTAAAACTCGTGAGCCAGTGTTTGAGGGTCCATGCCACCCGGCCCTATCGTAAATATCTGATCGCCCTCCGTAAACATCTCTGGATTGCTGGAAATATCTGGCGTAGGGCTATCACCAAAAGCCTTCTCGTATTGTGACATACGGTCGTAGATAGCATTCATCTGATTCTCAGCGGGGAAAAAGTCAGGACGACTGATGTTGCCGGACTTTATTACCGAAAAACTTCTGTCTCCAACTACTTCAGGAACATACAGCCCATGGAGATTGGACCTTTTGTCGCCAGTACCCAGACTAGTAACCCTCTGCATATCAATCGGAAGG